ATATTGGAAGTCATCTACTATAATAGTTTTGATTTCTGGTCTTTTATTAGAAATATTTGTAATAGATACAGCTATTTCTGAATGATCCATTGTAAACTTATAATTCTTATTTTCAATACTAAATTTATTAACCCAACCTCTAAAAGGAAGTGCTTTATTAGCAACATTAATAAGAACTGTTTCTTTTGGATCAAGATTAATTAAAGAACGTGATTTACCAGAACCACTTTCTCCAATAATTAATATACTTTTAGCCATTTATTGATTGTAAGTATTGTTTATACTCCATCATAGAATTATGTTGAAGTAAATGTTTGAAGGGAATCCAAGTTACTTCACCATCTCTGTTTTTAAGTATATGAACAGCTAAGAGACTTTTTAATTCTCTATCCCAATCCAAATACTTCTTCACATTAGGGTATAACTCAGGTCTTTGAAGAATAATAATAACATTTGCAAACTGTGCTAATGCATCACTACCAAATAAATCACTTGCTAAAGGATAAGGATTTGTTTGACGAATCATGTCTTCAATATTACGATTTAACTGAGATAATAAGATAGCACTTATTCTATCAGATACTGTAAGTTCTTGAAATGTAGCAGCAAGCTTAGTTATTTTTTGTTCTTCTGTTTTTTCGTTACTCGATGTTATTAAACGAGTATGATCAAATAAATTTATAATGTGTATATCAGGATATTTCTGACGTAACTCTTTATTTACAATTTTAATTCGTTCAGGAGTAACATTTTTATTAAAAAAATAAAATGGATATTCTGTAACATACGATTTCATCTGTTTAATAATATTGAAATCTGTTTCATCTAATATTTCTTTTGCTGAATTAATTTCACCAACAGTTTTACCTGTTTTAGAAGATATAAAACGAGTTACTTGTTGAGTATTTCTCATTTCTAAATTCCAAAACAAAATAATAAATTTAGATAAATCATTATAATCACAAATATTAAATAACAGCGCAGAAGAAAAAGCACTTTTACCAACCGAAGGTCGACCACCAATGATATATTGAGTAGATTCTTGTATTCCACCACCTAATGTTTCATCAAATGTAAACCATTCAGTTTTTAATGGTTTAATTAAACCATCTTTACGCTTCTCTATTTCTACTATTGTATTATCATACGATGTAGTAATATGTTCAAAACCATAATTGTTAAGAACTTCTTCGTAAGAAATTTGGTGTTTCTGATCCATTATATTCCTCTGCTAATTTTTGATGTTCTTTCCAAATTTCACTAGTTAAATATTTTTGAATATTCATATTTATTTGATTGTTTTGAACAGCCCAATTAAGAGCTATCATCATTCTATCAAATACTAGTTTAGTAAGAATTTTTTTATTGAACAATGTTTGTAACTCTTCTTTATCAACCATTTTAAGATTAATCTTAGGAAGATGTGGACCACTAAAATTAGTTATCCAGGTAGGATACAATTCATAAAATTGTTCAAATTCAGTTAATGTAGCAAATAAGGAATCTATATATTTAATTGTAATTTTATAGGTATCAGGTATATATTGTTTAGGTATAGTAGGGTTTAATACTTCTATAAAACCTGTTTTTTCTAAATAATCTAAATCTGATTTATTCCATATAACTTTATTTTGTTTTTTCCAATGTTCTATCATCTTATACATATTTGCAATAGGATGATTCTCATTAGATTTTTTATGATACAATCTCTTACCTGAAGGAAGAGTATCATAAGCATCTGAATACAATAAAAAACACAACAAAAACTGATTAGGTGTAATATTGTGTTTCATTAAGTATTGACAGTATTCATCTATATCAATAATCATGTTGTCTATAATTGAGTTCATACGTTATATAATCTCAGATACAGATGTTACATCAACAACATTAGGAATATTTTCAAGACGTTGAGTCAACCATTTCTTTTCTTGTGATTTGAAATCATTAGCTTCATCTTGAACATACAATTGAATATTTCTTGCTATTTTATTTTCAACATATCTGATCCCTCTCCCTCTCCTTTGAACATCTTGCAATGCTTTAGAAGTACCTGCTACTATAATAGTATTTTCTATATCAGGTATATCTGCTCCAACATCTAACATCATAGCTGTAGATAATTTTAAAATCTTACCTGACATAAATTCTGTCATTACAGATTCTCTTTGTTTATCTCCAGATACTTTATAATATAATTTGGAGTCTATTTTAGATTGGGGGATACCATGCACATAATACATAGTTTTTTTATTTACTTTTACTGATTCACCAACTTTAAGATGAGTTTTTTTATCCAGTATTATAGTAGATATGTTTGTATGATAAGATTTACAAGAAAAAGTATCTTGTGCTATACGATCTGCTGATTCACTTGTTTGAGAAAAGAATATTGTTTTAGAATCAAGAAATTTCTTATCTAATTCTTTTATTATCTCAAATTTATTTTCAGCATTGTATAATACATTTTTTCTTTCTTTAACCGCTTTAGTACCATTCAAAGCAGTAATAAATACAACTTTAGGGTCTTTATTAATAGATGTTGCATATGCTTTAGCCAAATTATGATTTAAACATTTCATCATCATATCAAAATTATAACCAAAAAAAGCCATTGAATTATTAAAACTTGATGTGAATTTACGATAGACTTCTTTTTCTTTTTTAGTTAGTTCTACAGGAAGTGTATAAATAGTAAAATTATTTACCCATTTATTTGTTAAACATTCTTGTATAGTAACTGTCTCAAAAACAGGACATCTATCTTGAATAATACGAAAACGATCATCTTCAAAATCTAAGGTTGCTGTTAAACCTAGTATTTTATTATATATAACGCAATCATATACTTTTTTAAATTCAGTAGCTACATATTTATGTATCTCATCTAAAATAAGTAATGTTGCTGATAACTTTTGATGAGTTGTTTCTATCAAAAGCGAGTTAATTATAATAACTCTAACATGATCTTCCAAACCATGTTCTGCTATTTTTTGATTCCATTGTTCTTCTAAATAGACAGTAGGAACAATCACAATAGTATTTTTATAAGTAGGATTAGTTTTAACATTACGTCTAATAGCTAGAATACCTGTTACAGTTTTTCCAAAGCCAGTTGATGCAAGTAAAGTATTTTTACTACCTAATTCTTCCCATTGATGAATTATTCCTATTTGTCTTTTTAAACGAGTAGGTTCAAAATTGATTTGTTCTAATGGTATCATTTAAAACAATGTTAATTGAGAAGGTTCTATATTCTCTATAATTTTATTACATTCTTTATGATAAAAATTATAATTGAGATTATATGGACCATCTATATATTTATTAAATAGAGTTTGATTTACTCCAATATTAACAAACTCAGATTTATTAGTTTCATATCGTTTTATTAAAGTACCTGTGTGATTAGATATATAATAACGTATATTTTTTTGAGTAGGTTTAATAGCAAGCTTATTGTTTTCTAATACATGATATTCATATTTAGTTTCACCTTTAGCTTTTATTTTTAAACAAAAATCAAAAATAGATGTAGTTTCTTCTACACCACTTATAGATACTATTTTATTTAATTGAACAGTTTCTTTAATAGGGATTCCATGATAAAAGTATTGTTCTAAAGCTATAGGAACAATTCTCATAGAATTATCTTTATGTAAATCTTTATCTATTTCAAATAAACCTTTACGTTTAATTTTACCTTTAGTATTTATACAAGAATAGTTATTTACATTAGCTATAATCATTTTATCGTATTCATCATACTCTAATTTTAATTTAGTTAAAGTTTCCCATTCTTTACATATGTTTAATACAGTAAGATAATCACTACGTTTAATTCTTATCTCTAATCCATCCGTATTTATTAATAGTACTTGACCTAAAGACATTAATTTCTCAAATAACATTAACAGTAATAATTGACCATTAATTGTTGTTTTAAGCATATATTGAATGTCTCTTAAAGGTGAGTATTTATCACCAGTCTTACCGTAAAGTGAATTAATACTTAATTTTAATCCAGTATTTTCATCTGAACCTTTAGGATAAGATATTCTATCTTGAAATAATTGATCTAATACTGTACAAAATGATTTACCAAATTGTGCAGGATAAAATTCATTCTTAATAGCTAAATTTGGATAATAACTCTGGACATCGATCGATAATATAATATGTTCTTTATCAGATTCATATATACCTTGTTTAGTAGCACCATGAATACCACCTATACCTAATTTAAACTTAATTCCTTTTAATAGTTTTTCTTCTTCAAAAGAAGGTTCTTCACCATTAAATTGTGTATTAATTATTTTTTCTTTAATAGAATTAAGTATAGGATTAGTAAATGAAACATAATCAAATACAATATCTTTACCAGGAATAGTAATATAAGTTGATTTTTTATATCTAAGAGATGTAACAGTAGTATTCATTTCTTTAGCTAAATAAGAAAGAATAATCTCTTCACCCATCTTAGAATCAGAATAATTCATTAATGATAAATCGTATTTTCTACCTAATACATCTCTCATTTTTATCTTGTCTTTAGATAATTCATAAAAGTGTTTAGTAACTAATACATCATTAAAGTTATATTCTTTAATCTGTTCTATCTCATCCATGGTACGAACATAATGATTATGTTCAAACGGCATTTCAATTACGTTAGACCATTTCAAATTAATAGATAAGGATTTTAACGAAGTTGATTTTGCAGGATTGTCAAAATGTGAAATCCTATATACATCACATTGTGGTTTCCATGATTTATCATACTTTATCCATCTCTCTCCTATCAATCGTTGTGCTTCTAAGTAAATAAAAGTCAACATTTTAGATACATTTAATTCTAACTCATATTTATCATAATTTATTTTATTATCATATTGACGAATCATTTCTATCATTAAACGTTCTGCATACTTTGTTAAAGGAGCATCAAAACTTACATTATTATAACCAACCATTTTAGTTATTTTAGATAAGTGTTCAACAAACTCCTTCATTTGAACAATAGGATTCTCATGTATAGTAGAAACACATAAAAAATGTATTTCATCACTATGTTTAGGAGAATAAGATAGAGAAAATAAATTAGGGAATACTTCTACATCATATATTACAATCATAATATATATTTATTAATCATTTGTGTACACAATGAATCAACTCTATTATTATATACATTATCATCGTGTCCTTTAATCCATTGAAAATCAACATAACTATACTTAATTCTTAATTTTTCAATTAATAAATCTAAGCTAATCCATAAGTCTTTATTAAGAACATCTGTTTTAGAAGTTGTTTTCCAATTATTTTTCTTCCAATTGTGTATCCATTGTGTAATACCTTTTTGAACATATTGTGAATCACAGATAATTGTTAGATAATTATCTGGATATTTTAAAGCATATTCAGCAGCTAAAATAACTGCTGATAATTCCATACGATTATTAGTCGTATCTCTTTTATAAAATGCTTTTTCAAATACAATATCATCTTCGTTTACTACAACAATAGCACAAGCACCTAATCCTGGATTAGGTTTGCATCCACCATCAGTATATATTTTCATTAACTTGAATTAATGCTTGTTGATGTTTTAATGCTTCAAGTTCTAATTCTAATCTTTCTATTTCTTCAGTATTATTAGAAACATAAGGTGCTAAACCTTTAATTAATAATGAGTAATACTCATTAGTTTCAACGTCATCTACTTTATTAGAATAACATCTAAAAGTAATACCATAATTAATAGAATTATCTTGATTAGATAAGGATGGACAATCAGCTTCATACATTCCTATATAGTAATCAATATTAGCTATCCATAACATTAATTCATAATCTAATTTTGTTAATTTTATTTTTAATGAATAAGCACTTTTATTTATTACTTCAAATAATCCTTTAGATATATCTAGTATAACTCTAATAGTTATTTTTTCTAATTGATGTTTAATAATTTTTTT